AAAGTCATAGTTGTTACGACCTTGAACAGATACCCGTTGAACAGGTAATACATAAATTTTCTGTACGCTCATCACACGTCTTTAATTGATTTTATTAATTTTATTGTAAAACTCATCCATAACGGATCTTGCATATTCTTGTGCTTTTTCTCCAATTACTTGAGGTCTTAGTACAGGAATCATTTTCTTTCGTTCTGAGTAATATTGACAATCTGAATACATCCACTCATGTATCTTAGTAGCCGTACCATTGGAATACCGTAGATCACCTATTAAGTTGTTACGATCTGGATGTGAGATGTAAATAGCTGTTTTACTAACCTCAAGTTCTTTAATAAGATAAGCTTGCACATCTTCGAGGAAAGGTTTATTCCCAGTCCAACTTAGTGTAATCTTATCTACATTTCCGCTTTGAGTGTAATAAACACTACCATCGCCATCAAAGTAACCACGAATAAAGTGTCTGTACAATTCTTCTGGCATTTCAGGCATCTTATTCAGTACATGGGTTTTAGCAACAACACAACCATGTTTTGCAAGATCTGCTGATAAAATAGTACTGCTTATAGTTACACATGTAAATGTGCCGTCTGTATACTTTTTATCTTTTCTCACATATAGTGGATGCGTAGATTCGATTGCTTCTACAAATTTATGTAATAGTTCTAAATCTTTGTTTGCAAACCCAATTCTAATTGATTTGTTCTTTTGGTTATTATAACCATCAGCATAAAACAATCCTAAAAAGTATGCCTTGACTTCATTGTCAATATTTTCAAAGAACTGGTAATTGCAAGAGTAGGTGTTGTAAAAAGCTTTCTTCCTTTTCATGTAATCAGGAATATACTCTTTCACAGTAGTTCTACTCAAGCCCAATTGTTTTGCAATCTTATCCGAAGATAATCCCTGGTCGTAAAGAATTACAATTTCTTGCTTTTGATCTTTAGTGACATTTGGGGATTTTGTCTCTGCAAAACCTCTTTCAATTAATACGTTTCTTACAAGAGTTGAAGTCTTAGAAACTTTTCTTGCAATATCTGAAAAATTTAAACCTTCCTGATACATTGCAATTGCTTCTAAAATCCAAGGATAATCAGTAAACAACTTTTCGTACTGAACACCTTCTTTGTACAGTTCTTTTTTAACTGTAGACATACTAACTGAAAACTCTTTCATTATTTGACGTAAAGAGTAACCGTCATCGTAAGCACTTTTAATTGAAATCATACTATTTTGTTTTGGACAAAGATAATACAATTTCAATTAAAAGTTGCTCATTTTATACTAAAGGCATTATTGAATCTCGATTCTTCCAATTGAAGAGGAATCCCACACAGCCAACGAACCAGACAATTCACGGTGAATTTCCAGATTCTTACCATTCTTGAAAATGTTAGAACCATCTTTCACGATACCGTCTTTGAAGTTGATTGCGTTAGATACAGAGTAGTAGTAGTCAGCCATGTCTTCCATTACCATAGTGATGTTCTCACCACTGGCATTTTCAGCAGCGTTCTCAGTCTTACCAAACTCAAGGATGTCGATGTTGAAGCTTTCTTTTGGCAAGTAAGATCCAGGCATCTTTTCTTTGAACAGGTTGTCATCGTCTTTGCAAGGATCGTACATGATCTTTACTTCGATACCCATAGGCAACAGAATCTTGGTGAACTGGAAGCCAAACTCTTTCTCGAATTGGTGAACACCAGTAGGAGTGGAGTTGTTACGTACAGCAAACCCAGGCTCAAGTGTCTGGAATACAGAAGCATTCTGAGCAATCAAGTTAGACAAGTAGCTAATAGCACCTGAACCACCTACCAACATAGCATCACGGTTCAAGAAACCACGGCGACGGAAGAATACTTGGTGCAAGAAGTCATACAATTCAGTCAGAGTAAAGTTACCGTTGTGGATCATCAAGTGACCATCACGAACAATCTGTCTCCAACCTGGGGCAGTCTTCTTAACACGGCCATTGTCCAGATCATTGTCAATCTGCAAACGACCAAATTCCATCATCATCTCACGGTCTTTCTCAGTACGCTCCAACAAACGCTGTTCTGCTTTGGTGATGAATACACCTTTTTCAATAACATCGTTAGTGTGAGGATTCTTCAAGCTTGCTTGGTAGATGTAACCACGAGAGAATGCATCACGATACTGCTTACCATCAGAGTCAGTGTAAGTCATGCTAGATCCGTTTCCACGAGCAGCAGCAATTTCACGCTTGATGAACTTGTCAGTAAAGCTTACCTTGTTAGAATACTGACCTACAACACCACGCAGTTTCGAGAAGCTTGCATAATGGTCACCAGCACCTTTGAAGTTTTCTTCGTTAGATACACGAGTACCAGCACGTACAGCCAATTGACCAGCAGCCAAGTAGCTTGCAGGAATCCATGCATTTGGATTTCCATCTTGCAATTGACAAGTGTACTTCCAAGAATGGCTAGTGATTGGTTCAGCTTGGTTACTCAGGATTTCTACCAAAGGAGCATCATCAGAAGCACCCAACTTGATAGTCATAGGAGCTTTCAACCAAGGACGGTCAAGAGCAACATCGAATGGTTGATTACCCTTACCTACCTGAGCAGAGCTTACCAACAATTCTGTAAAGCGGAAATCAATTTCAGCATCACCCATTACAGACCAAGTATAATCATTGGTTCCTGCTGGAAGAGTGAAATAGTTTCCTTTGGCTAGTGTCAGCCAAGTCCAACGCTTGTTAGTCAAACCCAACATAGTAGTTGAGCTGAACAAACGAGCAGTCATAACCCCAAAGTCATAGGGTTTTTCGTCGCGGAACATGGCCGCATGTGAGATAGAGTCAAAGAAGTCTCCACCAAATGCCTTGTATTCCGTAACCTGTAAAGCGGTTTTACGTTCCATTTAAGTATTAATTTGATTAAAGTACGAGTTCGTAATCGTTATCTTTCGATTGTTTGTAAACTTGTGCGTTAGAATTATTGCCCCAGTAACTTTTTACTCGATTGGCAATCTTCTTGCTTGTAGGACTAAATGCAGCTTTCTGATAAGTCTCTAAGTTGAATCCTTTAGCTGGTTCGTAATGCTTGATAAAAGCTACTAGATCAGCAAGATCTTTAGGACTTTGGAAAACTGATTCCAATTTAGTTTTGAATGTACCAGTTGAGAACTCTTGCTGAATAGCTGTCTTCAGTTCATTAGACCAAGGAAGTTCGTTGAGTGTAGACTGAAACTTATTTACAAAGTCTTGTGCGTCACGCATCTCTTGCTCTTGCTGAACTTTCAGAGTTTGTACTTTTTCTTCAAGCTTGGTTCTGCCTAACTGAACATCTTTCTTATAAGCACGTTCAGCAGCCTTAGCTAACTTGTCTTTGTACTTCAACTCTTCAATCTCTTCCTCAATCTCATCTGAGTCTAAGCCATCTTTAGCTAGTGATTCACGGAGATATGTCTCAGCTTGTTCTTCTTTGCTGAAATCTTGTGCTTGAGGTTTGATGATACTTAGAGCCTCAACTAATTCGTCTTCTGTGAAGTTCTGACCTTTAAGCTGTACTAGCTCAATGAGAGGTTTGGCAAATTCTGGTACATTACCTAAGAAACTGTTTTTGGATGCTTCTGCTTGTTTAGCAAATAAGCTTTGTAATCCTTCTTCAGTTCCATCAAATTCTTGAGTATCTACAGTGAAGAAATTACTGTCCTTGTAATACTCAAAGGCTGCAACCACGTTAGGATCACCACCTTCAGGAAGATCATCAATCAATTCTACGTCTTCCTGATCTACTTCTTCAAATGTGTCGAAATCTGGTAAAAAATCCATTCTACTTGTTTTGATAGCAGACTCTACACTAAATCGTTGATGTAAAGATTGCTCTGCTTGTGATTCAAATATGTAACTTATATTTAAAGAGAAGTTTTATGCACTAGGCTTCTTCTTCGCTTGCATGATTCCTATCTTCTCCTTAATGTCTAACTCTCTATCCTTCTGTTGACTAGCTTTAACTTTAAGCATAGTTTCAATAGGATCTTCAATGCCATCCTTGTCAGTATTCTTATCCTCGTTGAACTTGTAAATGTCAAGAGCTTTGATCTGAGCATCCAAGTCTTTAGTGAGTTGAATTTCTTCAAGCTTGTTAGCGTGATCCTGTTGCTTACCTTGCTGTTTAGCTTGTTCAACTTGCATTGCTGCTTGTGCTTGCATTTCCTGCATCTTCTCAGCTTGCTTCTGCTGTTCTTTAGCTGCAAGTCTAATCTTCTTGTGTATCTTCTCAGGTGATTCACCACGGCTGATAGCCATTACTAGATCAGAGATAATCTCAGAACCTTCACCTCTATTCTGTGAGAGTGCTTGTAGTGCAAACTGAGCAACGTTACGTCTGTATGCTTCGTTGTAAGTAGTGTCTTGTAGATAGATACCTAAGCCTTCGTGATCAAGCCATTCAGGTTTAATCGTAAGTAGCTTTCTTGTACCGTCTGGTAGGATGTAATTAAGGTATGTCTCTGACTTCTCTGAATTCTCTTCAAAGTAAGTCTTGTAATAGTTGGTGAATTGAATCAAGTACTCATTCAAGAGACTTTTCATCAGGTCATTCAGAATGTGGTAGTACAGTTCTAGCATTGTGTAGCTAGAAGATATAGCTTGTTGATTGTCAGTTACGTTAGAAGATGCTGTGTATTGTCCTACTGCTTGAGGAGGAATCAACATATCTAATCCAATCTGTTTATCAATCAATTCTAGCACTTGCTGAATACCAAGTATCTCGTTCATCGAACCTGCTACTTCTGCTTTGACTGGAGTAGTCTTTTGATGGTCAGGTATACCATTGAGTGTAGCAGTTGACTCGTAGTAAGAATCACCAGTAGTTCTACGGAGATGTTTCCAGATAGCTAGTTTATCAGCACCTTCATACAAAGGTTTACCATCAGCATCTGTACCTAAGTCTGGAATCTTACTGACATCTATATTCTTGATATAACCTTCATACTTGCTGAGTTCTCGTAGTTCTAAGTCTTTAAGTAGTACGTATTCCATCATCCCTGACACACCACGTTCTACAATGGAGATAGGTTCTGCATTGAGTCCTGAAAAGATTCTACCCTTGAGACTAAGTTCAAAGTCGTAAGGATTGTCAATATTCAATGGTTGATTAGGAACTTCACCACAGTCAACGTAAATGTCAGTTTGGTATCTTGTACATCTGTAACGTCTTGGGATCATCAGAGATTCAGCATAAGTCTTCTTACCAAAGTCATCTACCCATTCATATCTACTTGAATCTTTTCCCCACTTGTTAGTGTAGAATACTTTAGTAGCATCACGAGGTATTGGATAACTACTGTCTACTATATCTGCAATCTCATTTCCAAAATCATCAATACTAGTTAGGTAGATTACCTCTTTGAAAGCCTTGAATTCAATGATTGTTTTCCAGAGAAGTCTATTGGCATTGAGTCTGTGGTTGTTGAGTTGACCTGTATTCTGTCCAATGAATCTATTGTCGAAATCTCGTCTAGCGTACATTTCTTCAGCATGCATGTAATTGAACTGATTCTGTGCTTTTCCAGAAGTAATGTCCCAACCTTCATTTGGAGTTACATTAGTAGAACCACCAAAGTCACCAAGTCTTTTAAGAGTCTGTTCTGGTACTTTATCCCACAGTTCTTCCATTGCTTGAGCTGTAGTAATTGGAGTTCTGTACCACCAATAATCACCTTTCTCAATTTTAGTTACGTCAGGAGACTTGTGGAAGCCAAGGTGAAGGTTATTGAAGACTACTGGTTCTGGAATACCATTGCGTTCCATGATACCAATAAAGCACATGTCTGTACAAAGAGCGTGTTGAAAAATAAGACGTTTTAGTTCTTTGATCTCGAACTTGGTCTTGAAGTAATCAATAACGCTTGAGTAGAACATTTCCATTTCAGACTTGAAGTTTTGTACATCAATCTCTTCAGGTTTAGTTCTTTGATCTTCTGGAACTTCTTCAATCATTTGTTGCATTGCTGCATCAATAGCTTCATTGAGTAACTGTGTTAGTTCTTCATCCTTTACTTTATTGTCACGTTCACCAAGCAGTAAAATGTCAAAGTTGTCACCACGCTTGAGTAGTTCACCAACTAAGAACATGTAGTACTTGTAGATTGGATTGAATACAGCTAATTCTCTATCTTCTGGAAAAGGTAATCTGAATAGTTCATTCTCAGGCTTACACAATTCCTTGAGGTGTTTCTTAATGTAAGTAAGGTCATTATTCACAATAGCATAGATCATTCGATGCTTCTCGTAACTATCGTTGTAGGTAGCATGATAAGGAATGATTGAGTTCATTACTGTTTCAAACCACTTTCTGTCTTTGTTGCGTTCTATTAAGAGCATTTTTTAAGTTTTTAGTCAATCCGTCAAAT